AAACGAATTGAATTTACTAAGGAACAGCTTAGCCAAATCGAGACATTAGCCGGTATGGGAGCCACAAATGAATCGATTGCCACATTCATGCACTGCAGCGCGGATACTCTGGAAAGGAATTTTGCGGGTACTATAAAAGAAGGTAAAGAACGCTTAAAGAACAAACTTCGTATCATGCAGGTTCACTCAGCACTTAAAGGGAACGTGGGAATGCTTATTTGGCTTGGGAAACAGCTTTTGGGTCAATCTGAAAAGTGGAGGGGAGCTATGGATACAGGAGACACTGGGTTTGAGTTTTATAGTCCAAATGAAAAAAAGTGATTTGAAATATAGAGGTGTAGATTGGCTTATACATCAATTGGATGAGGCCGTAGTGTTACTCAAAAGAGCAACACACCATATTCCATATTTTTCGGGTGATAATTTAGCTATTCGAAGATTTCTGCAGTCTATTGAAGAAGACACTGGGGGTGATGATGGAACCATCGGACAGAGAAAGATTGGAAATACTAAAGAAACAAATTAGCCGCCTAAAATTTAGTCTTGGCGCTATATATGATTTGAAAGTTATTCTGATTGAACTGTGCAATATCGTGAGTAGAAATATCACGCATATACATCATCCTCAACAGACTGCTAAACAAGATGAGAAATGAATGGCTCGAATCGCTTATGAACCATTTACGTATCAAGTACCGTTTCAGAATTCTCTTAAATCAAAAGTATTATTATCTACTGGGTGGGGTGGGGGAAAAACCTACTCTCTAATTATGAAAATGTTTAAGTTGATGGATCAGAATCCTGGATTTCCAGGTGGCCTTCTAGTACCTACTCTAAAAATGTACAAAAGAGACGTACTTCCTACGATAAGAGAAATATGTAGAGATAATGGAATTCAGCCTCATTACAATAAAACCGATCATATCTGGAATTTTAAAGAAACAAAATCAACCATCTACGTTTTTCATTCAGAGGATGATGGCAACTCAATCAAGGGACCTAATCTCGCTTGGTTTATTGTGAATGAAATCACCCTATGCTCAAAAATGGCGTTCCTGGCCGCTATTGGACGGATTCGAATCAAAGACGCCAAGGTCAGGCAGATAGCCGCCTCGGGCAGTCCAGAGGGTTTTAATTGGTGTTATGAGTATTTCATAGAAACGCCCAGGGAAGACACCGATCTGATCTTTGGGGATATGAGAGACAACGTTCATATCTCAGATTCATACGTTGGAATGCTTCAAGAATCCTACGATCCTTTGATGCAAAAGCAATACATTGAAGGCCAATACGTCAATCTCTCAAAGAAGGCTTGCGCCTATGCATTTGATAGAAAGAAACATACGGCTCCTGATATTGATAAGGTCGAGAATTATCCTGTATGGGTGAGCTTGGATTTCAATGTCACCCCAATGGCTGCAACCCTTTGGAATCGAGTCCCTTTCACGGAAAAGCATCGCAAGGGATGGATTGAATGGAGGCATGAACTCAGGGCCTTTGATGAGATATGTTTAGAGTCTTCTAATACCTACGAATTAGCGGAGGTGTTAAAATCAAAGATAGAGCTAGACGATGAGGTTATTGTATATCCCGATCCGACTGGGATAGCGAGAAGCACTCAAAGTCGAGGGCTTAGTGATATTGCGATTTTGAGAAATGCTGGATTCAAAAACGTTAGATATAAACCAAGGATTTCTGTTCGAGACTGTTTGAATGCCTTGAATGCAAAGCTCGCACAAGATAGGATCATCATCAATTCAAAGCGTTGTCGGAATCTAATAGCAGATTTAGAACAATGCGTGTTTAGGGGGGGGACATTTGAAATTGATAAAACCAATCTTAAGCGCTCCCATTGGCTCGACGGCATGAAAAATATGATTGATTATGAGTTTCCGATCGGTGGAAGACGAGCGCATAGGCAATTGAGGTATTTATGAAATTCCAACAAATCACCGAGTCGATTGATATATCTGGGATGGATGATTCATCTAAAAAAGAGTTTGAAAACTGGTTTTCTATGCAAAAAGAAGTAAAGGAATTATGGCACCTTCGAAGGCGTTGTTTATGGATACACACTCTTAAAGAAGAATCAATTTGTTCTGAATGTGACGATTATTTTCCCAAGGAGGAATAAATATGGAAATAGCAAACGAAGACGATATTCTAGAACTTGAATTTAGAAAAAAGGTTATCACTGAAATAAAAGATACTCCAAATGAACATCGAAAACTCACTGAGTTAAGAAAGCATGAGATTTACCGAGACCTGAATAGAAAGTGGGTAATGCATGCTCTATTGCATGAAGGATTTAAGACAGAAACGCTTAGCCGAATGGAAAACAGGGCGAGTAATATCTCAATATGTCGAAAGATTATTAATAAACTCGCTCAAACATATATCGGAGGTGTTCAAAGAAGGGTAGAGGATAAAAATTCACAAGGATCAATTGATGCTTTGACTCGTGAATTAGACATCAATACCAAGCTTAAAAAGTCAGACAGGTATAGACAGCTATTTAAAAACACAGTGGTACAAATAGTTGGAAGGCCGAACACTATAGAGACAAAAGCAAGTGGTGAATCTAAATTTGAGATTGCACTTAAAGTCTTAGCTCCATGGGAATACGATGTTATTGAGGATACTTTCGATAATACTCAGCCCTTGGTCTTTATTCTTACCGATTTCCCAGAGAGAAACGATGTAACATTTGATACCCTTCGAGGCTCACAAGGAAGGCGACCTTTTTCCACTATTGATTTTCATGAGGGAGATCGTAGGGAACAAACCATCGCCGATGAACCGTCTGATAAGGGTACCGAGAAAAGAACTTTTATTTGGTGGTCTGCTAAATGGCATTTCACTACGGATGAAACGGGCGCCATTATAAAGATGCCTAAGCCAGAGGCTCCTACCTTAGAGCAACAAATAGCCAATCCTATCGAAAAACTTCCCTTTATGGATATCCATAGTGATCAAGATGGCAACTACTGGGCAACGGGTGGAACGGACGTCATTGAAGGCTCTATCTTGGTTAATAAAGAAATAACTGATTTGAACTTTATTAAATTTCTTCAGGGATGGGGACAATTAGTCATAAGCGCCAAAGACGTTCCAAAGGTTTTAGAGGGCGGACCTGACAATGCATTTGTATTTGATGTTAGAGAGGGTGATCCTACTCCTCAGGTATTTTATGCATCAAGTAATCCTAATCTAACAGCATGGATGGACACGATTAAATCTCAGGTAGCTTTGTTGCTTTCGACTAATGATTTATCAACCAAGATGATTTCAGCCACATTAGACGGGGTAGACCCCGCCTCTGGAATAGCACTTTTGATTGAGAATGCTGAAGTAACAGCCAATCAACAAGACGTACAAAATCTCTATCGTGATAAAGAGCCCATATTGTGGGAAATTATTAGACGATGGCATAGACTATTCTCCGAGACGAATTCTTTAACTGAGGATTTACAAGCCATTCCAGTATTTGAGGATTCAGATGTAAAGCTTAAATTCAATCAACTCAAACCGGTTGTTTCGGAGCTCGAACAGTTAAATGTCTTGGAGAAAAGAAAGGCACTAGGTCTTGATACAATTGCAGAATTACTCCAAAGAGATAATCCAGACTTAAGTTTAGAAGACGCACAAAAGCGGGTATTAGAACTTTTGGAAGAAAAGAAAATGAGCCAACAAACATTTATGAATAACATACCAAGAAAGGAGGAACCAAATGGCGAAACACAAGAAGAAAGCAAAGCCCAAGAAAAAGCCAAAGAAGAAGAAGAAGAGTAAGAAGTAAACCGGTCTTTAGTTTCGATTGTGATGCGTCCTGGTGGAGTTTAGGGAGTTCATTGGGGCGCTCATATCGGAGGCAATAAATTTGGCTAGAACAGTTAAATTCACTTTCAATCCATTTGATATGGCAGATAGAGATGCTCCAAGGGGAGAAAATAGAATAGATGCGCTTAATGATATTGTTGATTTGGTTAAAGTCGAAGTGCTATCTCACGTTAGTGGTGGTAATTCTCCTGTGGCTGGTCGCCCTAAGTTTAAAAGACTTACTAAGGAATACGCAAAAAGAGAAAAAGGTGGGGATAGAAATCCTAATCTCGAATTAACAGGTGAAATGCTTGGGGCCTTAAATGTAAAGAGAAAAGGTAATCGAATAGAAGTTTCAATCAGTGGGAAACAAGGCGACAAGGCTGAAGGTCATAATCAAATAAAGGAAGGTTCTAAGCTGCCTGTAAGACGCTTTATTCCAGCTGCCAGAGAGATATTCAAGCAACAAATCGTAAACGATATGAAACGTATTATTGACGACTTTAGCGAGGAAAATGACCAATAGAGCAAAATCAAGAATAAGAATAATTAATAGGCAACAGAAAAGATATACCAAAGAACAATATCATGTCGGTAAAATTACTTTAAAAAATGTAAAAATTGGTTGGAAACGATTATAAATAATGGCTCTTAAATTCAAAGCAATTCTACCCGATAAAGCAATGAAATCGGTTCAAGATAAGATAAATGAATTAAGACGTCCCATTTCGCGTACTACTGGAAATCAAATGGGTAAGGCAGTAGTAAAGGCGATGAAATCAGAAATCTCAAAAGGAAGATCCACTATTAGTGGACGGGGTAGCTTTGCTCCGTATCGCGGTAGCTATAGGCGTCAAATACAACAAAGGGGTTTTATCTCAGTAGACGGACGGAAAGTTTCCAAAAAGCTTAGACCAGTAAACTTGAAATTAACTGGTGCCTTTCTCAGAAAACTTAAATTCAGAGTACTAAGAGGCGCGAAAGGTGGGCGTATAACCATTGGGTTTTTTGATACGAAATCCCAACAAAAAGAATCAGGGCATAGAGAGGGACAAAATAAACAGGCCTTCAGACCTATAGTGCCAATAGGAGATGAGCAATTTAGCCGAAGGATTCAAAGAATCTATTTGAAGATACTTAAC